TTATTTACAAAAGGCTCAAAACATACAATATTCACATTGTGAAATCCATCCTAGTACTATCTTTGGAGTATTGGCTTCGTGTATTCCTTATCCCGATCACAATCAAGCTCCCAGAAACACATATCAGTGTGCTATGGGTAAGCAGGCCATGGGAATTTATGCAACGAATTACGATACTCGTATGGACAAAACTTCCTACGTATTGACTTATCCAACACGTCCTTTGGTTGATACACGTGTAATGAATTTCATTAATTTGAACAAAATTCCTTCGGGTTGTCAAATTCACGTTGCCATTATGTCTCATACAGGTTATAACCAGGAGGATAGTGTATTGATTAATAAAGCGGCTATTGATCGCGGATTATTTACAGCCACAATTTACCACACGGAAAAAGATGAGGACAAAAATATTATACGTGATGAAATTATTCGTTGCAAACCGAATCCTGCTAAAACAAAAGGCGTAAAATTTGGAAATTATGACAAACTGAATGCACAAGGTTTTATTCCGGAAGATTCATTGGTCGAAAATCGCGATGTGATTATTGCTAAAATAGTTCCCATCAAGGAAAATCGTAATGATCCTACAAAGACGATTAAGTACGAGGACCAGAGTAAAACATTCCGAACTACTGAAGAAACCTATATTGATAAAAACTATACAGGTCGAAATGGCGATGGATACAACTTTGCTAAAGTTCGTGTGCGGACTTTGAGAAAACCGGTTTTGGGTGATAAAGTATCTTCGCGTCATGGACAAAAAGGAACAGTTGGAAATATTATTCCTGAATGTGACATGCCTTTTACAAAAGACGGATTACGTCCGGACGTCATCATCAATCCTCATGCTATTCCTTCTCGAATGACTATTGGACAACTTAAGGAAACGTTGCTGGGAAAAGTTTTGTTACAATTAGGATTGTTTGGTGATGGTACAAGTTTCGGAAATTTGGATGTTGCCACTATTACAGAGCAACTACAAAAACAGGGTTTCGAGAGTTATGGTAATGAACTTTTGTATAATGGAATGAGTGGTCAACAAATTGAAACAAATATCTTCATAGGTCCGGTATTTTACCAACGCCTAAAACACATGGTCAATGACAAACAACATAGTCGTTCTATAGGGCCTATGGTGAATCTAACGCGTCAACCGGCCGAAGGAAGAAGTCGTGATGGTGGATTCAGAATAGGAGAAATGGAACGCGATGTTATGATTTCGCACGGTATTTCTCGATTTTGCAGAGAAAGATTATATGATGTTTCAGACAAATATAGTACACATATTTGTAATAAATGTGGAATGATAGCATCTTACAATGATGGCTCCAAACAAAAGTCTTATAAAGAAGAATTTACCGTTCATCATTGTAAAACATGTGATAATTATACGGACTTCTCTTATGTTGAGGTGCCCTATGCATACAAACTGATGTCTCAAGAACTACAAACCATCAATGTTGTACCACGTTTGATTACTTCTGAATAATAATATTATTTGTAAAATAAAATAAATAAAATATATACTTGTTTTATTTTTTTTCAATCCAATAGTCATGTTCTCGTTTTATTTGAACTTTTTCAATATCTTCTTTACGTTTTTCCGCAAAAGTCGTGTTTCCATGATAGTTGGATACTAATTTTCCTTCTCCCTTTTTTAAAAAGGGGAATTTCTTATTTCCCGGTTTTTGGTGAGCTCGTTTTCCTTCGCCCTTTTTTAAGTAACTAAATGTTCGTATTGGCTTATTTACGTCTTCGTCTTTCATAAAAAATGACATATAGTATGAATATCTATTTTGAATTTTGCAAAAAAAATCATTCAAAAACGTATTTTTCAAAGCATTTAAGCTGTAAATCTATTTTTATTAGGAATTAAAATATGAGAGCATGAAATTAATTATTTCATTCATCGTTTTCATCGTCACTATCATCTTCTGCATAATCATATATATTATTGTTAACATTTTGATAACGTAAAGTAGTTCTTTCACGCATATCGTTTGTTACCGAATCATTTATTTCATCTAAAAAGGTATTTAACATCGAACTAAAATTTGTATCTAATGTAGTTTCACTACTTTCCTCTTCTTCATCATCACTTATTTCTCCTTCAGAAGACGAAGAATTATGTATAGAATCTACTTCGTGTATAATTGTTTGTTGACCTTGAGAAGTATAACTTGTTTCGTTATGTAATGGATTGTTATTTTGTAAAACGAGGTTAAATAAACGATCTTGTGATTCTTGTAAACGTCTTTGTCGTTCTAATAAGTCTGTTTCTGCACTTTGATTATTGTTATTTGGTATTACAGGAATATTATTATTTAATATACTGCTTCTTTGCTGTGATAATGGTTCGAATATATAATCAGGATTTTCACTTTCTTGATAATCATATAATACAGATTCAAGTTCTATTTTATGGAATGGAATATATTTTGTTTGGTAAGTAACTTTAAACTTGGGGCGCTCATTTGGGGCCATAGCAAATTGAGATTTAGATCGTTTCATTATTTTTCTTCCAAATAGCGGATTAAATAAACAAAATTGCTTGAATTTGTTCCGTAATATTTGTCCAGATCCAAAATATTCATCGTTATGTGAAAGAGAGTATTTGGAAATATAATACATCCGTAAAAAAGGTTTCATTGCTGTAATTAAAATATTGTTTGGGAAATCATCGTGAATATTTAACTCGCCATATGGTCTTAAAAAACGTATCATTCCTAAAATACGATCACGTAACGTAATTTGTGGAGCGGTTTTTATAAAGTCTTCAATATAATTATCTCTTAACAAATTTTCATATTTAAAGTTTAATGTTTTGATATCAAAAAAGCAGTTATAAAATAATTGTAAATGCATAGGCATTTTATAATCCGATTTTTTTATTTTCCAATAAATTTGAAACAAGTGACTTTTATTAAATTCTCGATTTGTGTAAGGATTTGTCGGTATTTTCGGTTCAGTAAAAAAACTAAACGAAATATTCAACAGAGCATTTTTACAAATATTTATTAAATCGCTCACACTAAAGTAATATCTTCCATTGTCTTGTAATAATTCTAAACAATTTTCTTTGCTTGGATTCAGTGAATTTCCGCAAAGATCTTCTTCTACTTTTAAAGATGATTTTTTCCATTTCCACAAATGAACAAATTTTAATAACACGAGGTAATTTTTCTGAGCACGTTGAAAAGCCAAAAAAAAGTTATCCTTGTCTTCATTTGAAGTAAACGAATTCATAGTAAATTCTAATTTATCATATTTCGTTTTTAACATATTCTCGGTTTCAATAGTTCGAATCAATTCAGAAAAATAAATAAACAAACAGCTTGTATTTAATTGATTAAAATTGATTAATGTTTGTATAGTTGACATATTTAAATGCCAATTGCGCAAACTTTTATTAAACTCATGCATTAACAAATTAAAAAACGTTTTCATTTTAGTATTAATATAGTGATATATATTTATATTATTATACATTTTAATTAATGTCAGATGGTCAAAATAAATACAATCCAAATATTTATCCACAAGTAACTTCAAATCAACCACTTGCAAAAACAATTGTTATTTCTGAAACGCAGGAAATTAATGATATTCGATCAATAACCGAGTTTAAAGGAATTACTTTTTCAGAATATAAAAAAACAGACGTAAAAAAACAGTTAATTGATTGTTTAAAAAACGCAAAAATAGAAGCATCCTGTTATTGGTCTGCTGAGTTATTGTGTGCAGGTCATTTCAGTGAGCTTTGGGAGATTATTTTATATTTTGTCTCAAAACATATACATTTAGGGAATCCTAAATTGGCGATTTATTTGGAAATGAGATACAATATTTTTAAAAACATAATGAATAAGGGAATTTACATTTCTGAGTTGGACGCACGGAACGATGAAGAATGTAGAAAGCTCTTTGCCGAAGTTATTATTACCTTGTGTTTATCGTCGAAAAAGATGGCTTTTGAAGAGATTAAACTTAAAACCCAAGAAGAATTTGAATTAATAAATATGAAAGAACGACTGAAAGCCGATTCCATGGAATATGCGACTCCTTTTTTTCGTAATAAAGATCCAAAAGAGATTTTCATTCCCTTAAACGAGTTTTCTTATTCTATTTCACCCAAAAGATTAAATGTTGCTTCAGCATGTTATTGGTATGAATGGATCATTGAATTTGACGCATCTTGTAAAAAAAAGAAATTACAATGTATTTGTGAATATCGAAATGTAAATGTGGAAAACAAATACAGGGGTGATGTAGTATGGTTGATTTGGGACGCCATTCTTCATTATGCAGATGAAAAAAAAGACGAATTTATATTGAAAATACTTCATTCACTTATGAATTTGTTTTGCATTCGTTATACAAATGCTTGTGGAAGACGTAGAAAGTTTATTATTTATTATGCAATTAGCTTACTTACTGAAAACGTAAATAAATCATGTGAACTAATAAATAATAAGGAAGTGCTTAAAATCGGTTTACAAAAATTAAATTTGATTTACAAACAAATCAAACAAAATCAACATGCACCGAATACAGAATACTTATTTCAAAATATCGACAAGCAAAAAGCACTGGAAAAATCCATCAAACAAATGGAAATTATCAACAATATGTCATTTTTTTAATAAAATGCTCCAAAGGCACTACCCATTGTGTTTGCGGGCATAGGTCCCATATCCATCTCAGGCATAGCTTGTTGTGTAGAAGATCCAGCCATTTGATTATAATTTGTAGTGTCGGTTCTCTTTGAAACTACAGGTGCAGGGGGAAACATATCAGCACTAGGACCAGACCCCATGTAATCAGCTTGGGAAATGTGATGCACAGGCGCATTACTTTGAGATTCCTTTTTCTCGTGAACAGGTCCATTCCATAATTCGTCTAAACGTTCAATCAAGATATTTACCTTTAAACCTAGCTTTGTTTGAATACTTAGCACAATGACTAAAAAGGCCAAAATGACATTGGTTAGATTCAAACTTTCGTATTTGAATCCGGAATAAGTAGGAATATAACTAACAATGCGATGAATGAGTACAATACCGCAAAACATAATAATGACCTGTAAAAATACCTCAATGAAAAGTTCTAATGAAGATTTTTCTGGGTCGGCTTCAGGAACAAAACGCTGAATTAGTTTATTCAGAATAACAATGGGAATTACGCCTAAACAAGAATATTGAATTACATTCATAAACTCGGCCTTTCCTTCTTCACTTGTAGAAAATACATGACCTATAAAAGTTTTTCGATTTAATTCTCCACCATTTTGAAAAGTTTCTAATGCATCCATAATTAATATAGAATTTACTTAGAAAATTATCAATGGAAATTTGTAAAGGGTTTAAAAAAATGTCACTAGAAACAATTATGATGGAAGAGGACCAATATATTGATCTTATTCGAAAAATACTAAAAGAAGGCGATTTAGTAAAAGGACGTAACGGAAATGTCTATGAAATTTTTGGTTATAATATGCGTTTTTCATTAAAAGATGGATTATTGCCGCTACTTACAACAAAAAAAGTCGCATGGAAAACGTGTTTTGAGGAATTACGTTGGTTTTTGGCTGGCTGTACTGATAACAAGGTTCTTAAAGAAAAGAACGTACATATTTGGGACGGAAATGGAAGTCGTGAGTATTTGGACAGTATTGGTCTAAACGAGCGTGCTGAAGACGATTTGGGACCTGTATATGGTCATCAATGGAGACATTTTAATGCCGCCTACGAAACATGTAATACGGATTATAAGGGAAAAGGAGTTGATCAACTAGCTCAAGTAATAGAATGTTTAAAGGATCCCTCTAAACAAAACAGTCGGCGAATTATTATGTGCGCATGGAATCCCGAACAAATGAATGAAATGGCTCTTCCACCTTGTCATGTTTTAGCTCAATTTCATGTAAAACAAGGGAAATATTTGTCTTGTTCACTTTATCAACGTAGTGGTGACGTGGGTCTTGGTGTTCCATTCAATATTGCATCTTATTCTTTTTTGACACATATTTTAGCAAAACATTGTGGATTAGAACCCTATGAATTTGTCTACTTTTTAGGAAATGCACATATTTACCAAGATCATACACAAGCACTTGAAACACAAATCACTCGCGATGTTTTGTCCTTTCCGCGAATTTTTATTAAAAATAAACATGAAAATATTGAGGATTATAATTTAGACGATTTTGATTGGATCACTCCATATAAACATCATGGCCCAATCAAAATGAATATGTCTGCATGATGCGTTTATAACAATAATGAAAAACAATATTGTTATATATAAAATGAGTAATTCTGCATTAAGTGCAGCAAAGCGGCGTCGTGGTGTTCCTGTAAATAATAATAATAATGAAGAACCATCTACTTCAAACAATTCGATTCAACCAGTTGACGAAAACAAACCCATTTCTTTGCAACAGGCTCTCCAGTTATTAAGTGGTCGTATTATTAAATTGGAAAAAAATATCCAAGAAACAAAGAATAATGAACAAACGAATCAAGTAATTCAAAATGTCGAGGAATTAAATATTGAAACCATTGTAGAAAAGGTGACGCAATCTCAAATATTCGAAGAGTTTAATGCTCGCTATGAAATTTTGGCTTCAGAAATACTAACTTTAAAGCATATTGTTATGAAATTGCAGTCATATACACTCGATATTAATAAAACATTAGTCGAAGAGCGTATTCAAATTCTATCAGAAATACCAGAAAAAGGTGGTATTTCTATTTTAGAAGTAAAGGATGATTTAAATTTACGAAATGATATTGAAAATATGATTGAAGAAAGTAATTTACAAGATGTCTTGGAAAATGATAAAGAATTACTTAAAACACAAATAGAAAACGAACTGAATTCCGAAAATGTGATCGATAGTGAAGATAATAAAGAGATCGAAGTCCAAGAGAATGTTACACTTTCTTTACAGGAGGATGAATAAATATATAACGAATATTTGGAAAAATAAATAATCTTATTAGTGTAAATGCAAAATGAAAATAAAATTCAAGAAAAAATAGCTGAATTGCAAAAACAATATTATGATAAAAATAAAAAAAATTCTATTTTTAAATCCGCGCAAAAACTAGATTGTGCAAAACACGTCACAGATAATATTTCATTGGAAACATTATTAAGTAAATCTTTTTACATAAGGGAAAATACAAATATTATAATTAATGATTATTTAGTTTTTAAGACCTATGCGAATCCTTCAAATTACGAAAAAATTGTTCAATACACAGTATCTTTAGCAAATTATTGCATTGAACAATTTGGATCTTATATATTACAAGTAAATTTACAAAGTTTCACTATTACCGCTGCGCAAAGACATTCTGACATTATTAAAATATTTTGTGAAAGATGTTTACGTAAGGAGTCAGTATTGTATAAACATTTACAAGGAATGTATGTTTATAATTATCCAAGTGTCATTGGTGCAGTTAGTAAATTATTTACACCCTTCATGGATAAGGAAGCTTTAGGAAAAGTTCATTTAATCGATGAAAAAATATAAAGCGATCTCTGCATATTCATTATATATTACAATGAATATTCATATTTCAGATGCTAACAAATGTGAAATTTTTTCACAAGTTTTTCAGCATATTAAACTCTTTACCGAAAACATCAATATCCATTTTCGGGAGTCGGGGTTATACATTCAAACGATGGATGGTTCACGAATTTCTATTTTTGAGCTTAGTATACCAAATACGTGGTTTGACGAATATAGTTTGGGAAATGAAGGTGAATTAGTGATTGGTATACATTCTATTATATTGTATCGTTTACTCCACTCGAGAGACAAATCACAATCGATTCATTTGGAAATTCAAGAAAAAGGTGCTGATAACATATTGATTAATTTTACATCGGAAAATCCCAATGTATATGACCGTCATTATCAAATTAATCTAATGGAAATCGACGTAGAGGAATTGTCTATTCCGGAAATGGATTATGAAGCGGAATTTACACTTTCTTCGATTACATTTGCAAATCTGATGGATCAATTCCAAATGTTTGGAGATACATTGCAATTATTTTGTAGCGAGGAAAAAATAAATATGAAGGCACATAGTCAAGAAACTGGAAATATGTCAGTAACAATTCCGATTGATGATATATTGTCATTTGCGATTGATGAAGGTGAAGAACTAAACATGTTTTATAGCTTGAATCATTTACGAAATATTTCTTGTTATAGCAAAATTACAAAAAACATCGATATTTTTGTTAAAAAGGATTGTCCATTAAAGATCACCTATCCTTTAGACGAAGAAAATTGCTATATACGTTTTTACTTAGCACCTAAAGTCGACGACTCTTAAAAAATTGAAAAGTCAGTTTGAAGAAGAATTAAAGCAACAATCAAATAATTGAATAGCAATCAAAATTGAAATGACCACACAAGAAGAGCAATCTATTAACCACTCTCTAGAAGAAGAGAAACCTAAATTTAATTTGTATGATAATGATGAATATAATCAGTGTAAAGAAGACGCCCAAAGATGGGAAAATGAATACGGCTCATATTACAAGAGTATTATGTGTTGCCGTCAACTAGAAGGTGGGTGTACCAACAAAACAATTGAAGAAGCTCACGAGAAAATAAAACCTCATATTTGCAATAGTCTTGAAGAAGTAATGTCTCATAAACAAAGTCCTATTTGTGTTCTACCCATTGGACACGAAGGAAAATGTTGCTCTTCTTTAAACGCCATGTTCACGAACAAGCAGTTCCAAAATTCTATGGCATGGATTTGGAGTACGGAGGGAGACGATTCTTTTATTTATAAGAACCGTGCAAGTCGTCTGTTCCCCATTGCTATCCCTGATTCCTTTGAAAAGAAAATAAAAAATAAGAACCAACGTTTATCTTGTGCAATTCCTATCAAAAATGCAACCACGCCCTTAATGGCCGCTGCAGCTACATGGGATTACGCAGTTCTCCACTGTTCAATTCATCCTGATGAGATTTACCTTGGATTTATTCAAGGTCATGTATTTGTCAACAAAGAATTCCTTGCTAAGTACAATTTAGATAAAGCACTGCTAAGTCATAAGGCTAAGATGATCACTGTTTATGCTGAACAAAACAAGACTCTCTTTGACAGCCAGGGATGTACAATTTGCCCGGTTATTGGCCAACGTATTGGTATTCAGCATGTTCTCAATCCTGATCGATGCAACCCTTTAGGTATCCAATTAGGACATGTTTTACCAAGATCGAACACGAGACATACTATCCGCGGTTTCAATTTGGTGTTAATGACTAGAACCGGAAATCGTTTGGTAGGGGAACACGATTTCAATAGTCAAGACTGGCTCGAAATTCTCCAAAACACGGTAGCCTTTCACTCTTCACATGCATAAACTCCCTGAAAATATAAAAACCAAACAAAAAATAAAAATGAGGAAAACCTCTTTTTTATTTACATTTTTAAGGATTACTACAAATTCAATTCACTTTGAATAAACGCACAATATTTTTGTTCTTTTTCAATGAGTATACAATTGCGATTGGTGTTTTGAGCAGCTTTCCCAAAAGACCCTGAACCCGCAAAACAATCCAACATAAGATCGCCTTCATCGGTCGTGTGCTTAATAATATTTTCCAACAAATCAATAGGCTTTGGAGTAATATGAACTTTGTTACGTTTGGCCATATCGTAATTCCAAACACTATGACTTGTTTTTTGATTTCGAAATTTCGGCACTACATCGTCATATTTGAGTCCTAAATGCTTGGTAATGGGAACCATTGTTTCTTTGGTTGGATGATTTTTTCCGGTCTCAATATTGCTATACCATCCCGTTAGTCCTCCAGTACGACTACGTATTTCTTGTGATATAGTCATTTGTGAAACATTCTTTTCTTTGCGTGTTTGACGGATAAGTTCATGATTATCAAAGGTATAAAACAAAATGTATTCGCACATCTTATTAAACATATGCATATCGTTTTTCACTACATAACCGTCTAAATACCCTTTTTGACGCGATTCATTGAAACGCTTGTTCCAAGTAATCATTTGCTTCAATTTCAATTTGGTGTTTTGACGAATAGACAATATAATTTCGGCAATGGTTTCCATTTCATTGTGGAAAATAAAGAACGAACCACTATTTTTCAATTTGGTTTCCAATAACACGACTATATTTGTTAACCACTCTACATAATTGTCAATATTGTCCCATTCATCCTTGTTAATATTATAAGGAGGATCAATACAAATCAACTGAATCGATTTATTATCGACTTTCTGCAATTGTTCTAAACAACAACCTGGATATAACTTAATTTCGCTCATTTTACTATACTTTATTACTATGCGAGTCTTTATTCAATTTTATTATATGTTTCAATAAAATTGATTATTTATAACACTATTTATTTATATAATAATTATAAAATGGGAAAAAAGGACAATCAAGATCACCGCCGAAAAGGCAAGGACAAAGCAAAACAAACTTTTGAGAAATATGGCAAATATACAAACAAACATATTCGTTTAATGGAAACGTTACAAGAAAAAAGAAAACCGTCAACTGTTAAGGAATCACTATAAACAGATTTCTTTTTGTAAGCATATTATTTATAGTGCCGTACTAATATTATAAAGAGGTGTTTTTGTAGCTAAAAACAATAAGGAAAAAATACGATCTTCCTTATATTCTTCCAACGGTGAGCTTGTGTGCATTACTTTTCGATTATTGAAAATTACCAAATCATTTTCTTTATAATGCAACTTACCTACATTTCCCTGACGTAATACATGATTATGCATTAAATATCTTATTTTTTCCTGCGTATAAGCCGGAGTCTTACCTCGTTCATCTCCTTCAAATTTATATAGTTTATTAGGGGTTAACATCAAAGATCGTTTGGTATCTTCTGCAGTCGGGTAGATTACTAATGGCTGAATAGACATTGCATCAATTTTTTCCTTCGTCATTGTTTCCTCCCAATATTTATCTAGTCTTCCGTAACCAGTAAAGTCAACTTGAGCCCCGTAGCCGTGAATAGGCGAATATATACAATTGATCTCATTACAAATTTTCCGATCTTCAACAGATAAAGATTCATATGCATTTTCCATACTTGCAAAAGAAGTAAACCCACCAGTTTCAGGCGTTTTAATCATATACATAGAACTTACTACAGGTGGCATAACCCATTTATTACCAACAACGTCTTGATGCCACAATGGAGTATATTTAAACGATCTTGCATTACGAATCTCTACGTCATTAACGCCAAAACAATCTGCTACCCCTTTTCCTCTAATGGCAATTTGATCAATCGACGGTACTTGAGTTTCATAAAAAGGATGTATTTTTTTATTTAAATAATTCGAATCGAACCATGTCGAAATAAGATAATGGTCTTCAGGAGTTATATATTGATTTTCAAAAACAACTACTGGGGTAGTTTTAAATAGATACTGTAAATCTTCTTTAGTCTGTTGATTTACAGTTAATAGATTAATACCCTTTACTTTTACCATAAAATTAGTACCATATGGGAATTCAATTGTAAAGCTATGAACTACAGAAAAAAGCATACATAAATAAAGAAACATTGTTACATTTTGTATAACTATAATCTTTAATATGTTTTTAAAATAGAAAATGCGTTTGTTCTTTTCATCAACCTCATTTTTATTATATGTTGTCATAAGTATAAAAATAGTAATACAAGAATAAGTAATGATTCGTTTAAATGAATTAGATGTCATTATTATGGCAGGGGGATTAGGAAAAAGAATGAAGTCAAATATGCCAAAAGTTCTTCATTTATTAGATGACAAACCTCTATTAGTACATGTATTAATAAACGCCAACCAATTACTTCCTCAAAATATATATTTAGTTGTTGGAAAATATAAGAACGTAATCAAGGAAGTATTAGAATTGTATTTGAATATTGATAACGTGACCTTTGTAGAACAAGAAGAACCGTTAGGAACGGGTCATGCAATACAATGTGTTATGCCTCATTTGGTTGATAGTAAAAATAAGGTGCTTATTTTATCCGGGGACGTGCCGTTTTTATCTACAAAAACGTTGAATTATTTATTTATTCCTTCAAAAGTATGTATTATGAGCACTGACTTAGATAATCCAACTGGTTATGGTAGAATTATTAAAGAATATGATAGATTCGTGAAAATAGTAGAAGAAAAAGATTGTAGCGAAAGTGAAAAAAAAATAAAAACAATAAATACAGGTGTTTATTCTATAGATGCAAATATATTATGTAAATATTTACCGCAATTGAACAATGACAATGCTCAAAACGAGTATTACTTGACTGATTTATTTGCCATGATTAATGAAGATATTGAAGTGATTCATTTGCATGAATCCAAGAACTTCGAAATATTAGGTGTAAATACAAAACAACAGTTAAAGGAACTAGAACATTTTATTCAATGTCGTCGTCAAAATAACGATTATGCCTATTATATTTAAACACTTTCTTGTAAACCCATTTGGGAATTTCGTAGTCGGGTTCAATCTCTTGTATATTCCCTTGCATTGAAGTTTTCTTGTAAATATGTTCCTTTTTAGCATACGTAGGTTGCAAATAATAAGGTTTTGAAATAGAATATTGACGATTATAAGTCAATAGCTTACTAGCAAAAGCGCTAGTCAAAATAACAAATGCGAGATAAAGAGTAAATTTCATGCTGAATATGATAAGTGCCTTTTTTCACTTATCATAAAGGTATCAATTTTTTAAGAAAACCATTTTTTAGTAATTTACGATCATATATTTCTTCATAAATAATATGACTTATTACAATCATTTTTCCTATATTTTGAATATTATTCAATTTCAAAACATCGAAATAATTATTTGTCACGTATCCAAATATGTAGGACAAATTGATTATAACAAAAAAAAGTAAAAAGCCATATTTTTTAAACAATTGAATATATTTTTTATAGTGATTCGGTACATGAAAAAAACACATATAAAGTAAAAAAAACGGAACTCCAATTTGACGAAAACGTAAAACCATTAGCGTGCTCCATATTATTTGTGGTATAGTAAATATTTTTGGCATATCATGACGAAAATGAAAAATACTGGCTATCATAAAGAAAACATTTATGATATAATCAAGGTTTACAAAATTATCTAAACAAATCACTCCAAACGAACTTATATATATACTAGCCAATGCCTTGATATTTTTCTTTTCATATGCGTGAAATAAATCAGTAATACCGTGCGGTGCGATAACTGTTCCGATTATAATTGGACTATGATGGGTCAAATAGCACGATATTTTTGGCAATAACGTGTGAATGTGCATATATAATACTTTTAATTATCTTTATTTTCTTACACATAATAATGAATACTATAAAACCCGGGTGGAATGCGTGCTGAAACTATTATTGAATTACTTATTTAAGTAAAT